GTAAACTTGGTTCTAACCGATAGGTTAAAACCAAGTGCGTTATCTTTATCCTGATCCCTGGGGATCATAAACTGGCAATACGGAACTACCGATAAGATCTTTCTAGCCTGTGAAACAAAGTCTATAGCTTTGCCTTGGGTATTAGAAAGAACCAAGAAGGTGAGGTTTGGGTCCTTAAGCCACTCCCAACTTGCTAAGCAAGCTGTAATAGTAGACTTACCAGTACCACGTCCTGCTGTCAGGATACAGTCATTGGCACCTTCTTGAATCTCTCGTGCAATTTCGTATTGGATTTTGGTAGGTTCCCCAAGACCAAGATGCTTAAAACAAAAATACAAATGGTTTCTAAAATCATCTAATACTTCTTGGGGAATCTTCATCCAATCTCCTTATCGTCTACGACGACTAATTAAACCAGCCATACCAACCAAAGCAATGGCTCCTGGTGTTGGAGCATTCAATTGAAATGCGCCACCAGCAGTATTACCAATAAAGGTTGGAAGAGGACGCCAATCGCCCCATTTATACTGACCATTTATATCCGTAAACCAGAACTGATTTACATTTTGACCCTGTGACCAAACAAACTGATCGCCAGTAGTATCATTAAGTTGAGCACCAATATTCATAAAGTAACTTCCTGCTGCAACTTGAAATGTAAATGGAACATAAAACTCATAGACTGGTTGACCAAAGAAATTATAATCACCAGTTGCCGTAACAGTAATACCTGAAAGATCAATCTTTTGGTTTGTTACTTGAGTTTCAAAATCTGTATTCCACACAATGATTTGGAAACAATCAATATTAGTTAAACCTTGATCATTAAAACCATTCATGGAACCCCACCAACGAATAGATGAAGTTGAATATGAATCTTCTAAGTCAAAACCTTGTGCTCCACTTTGAGCATAGGTATATGATCCCTTGGAATCATAGGCATCTGAGTAAAACCCAACTGTATCTACAACTGGATTATTAGCAACAATAACTTCAGCACATGCGGCTGATGAAATAAACAATACACTAGCAATAGTCATCTTCATATTAATAGGCTGCTTTCTTAATTTTAAATGGAGCAGCATCCTTAATGGCTTGCTCCACGGCTTCAATAGACTCACTTGGAATCTTATTTACTTGATCCTTATGATCACTAAGGATACCTCTAATAACCGTATACAGCCCCGGTGTCCGACGATCTGGATCCTTTAGGTCGTTTACTAAACAATCTAAAAGCAGATCTTGTAGTTCATTTAGCTTTTCTTTCATGGCTTCTTACCAAATAACTCAGCAATCTTTGAGATTGGAAAGATATGGCCCACAATATAACCAACTACTGCAAGCATACCAGCAAACCAAACACTACCGAGGAACGATTCAAAACTAGCTAATACTGTTGTCATTTGTTTTCTCCTTTGTTTTCTTAAACGCAGCATCAAAGGCAGGATCAGATGCCCTTAGTGCAGCTACCATTTCCCGTGCTGTAACAGGATTATCCTGTGCTAGAGCCTTTCGTGCTATATCAGCTTGCTCTAGTTTAGCCTTAGGAATAAATAAACCTAGTGAGTAAAATATACCTTTTAATAAATTACCTAAACCTGTGTACCATAGTAGGAATACTATGGATATGAGACTAAGGGTAATCATTATATAGGTTAATAAACTAGCCCACCAAGGTACTTCGTCTTCTACCTTAGTTAACGCAACTAAAGTAGACTTAGTTAGATTAATAATTACTTCTTGTTCTTGAACTCCAGCTTGAGATTCAGACTGGATTGACTCTACATCAATAAGCTCGGTTTTAGTGGCTTCTTCAATTTTTTGAAAGCGTTCCTTACTTGATTGTGCAGATTCTTGGACTACTGTTGCATTTTCTGCAATAGTCTTAGTTGGAGATTTACAACTTGCTAGGGTAAATAATACTAATAGTAATATATACTTCATTTACGTTTCTCCAGTTCTATAACTCTTTGTCTTAAATCTTCTAAAATAGCATTGTGTCGTGCATCATTAGATGAAACTTGAATCTGAGCTTTAACTAAATCTTGAACGATAACTCTTAACTCAGCTAAATCTTTATCTGTTTTATCAATGAGTTGACTTCTTTTACCTATGTCAATAAAAAACCCACCAACCCCGATAGCTAATACAATAAGTTGAAACCACTGAAGGGCAACTGTTGGATTATTACGACTTTTTTCTTCCATAGGTTTCTCCTTATTATGTAGTAAATCCAAAATTGGTATTGGTACCATTTAACAAAGCAGTGGTACCATCTGTATTTAAAACTGATAAACGAATCCAAAGATTACTAGGTAATCCAAGACTTGTAAACTTTACAGCCGATTCAATTCTACCACTTGTTGGTAAATTATAAATTGGACTATTTACAGTTCCCCAAGCACCAGCAACATACTGTGAACTAGCAAGAAGCAAAGCTGTAGTAAAGTTTGTAGGTCGATAAAGCTGTACACCGTTAACACCTGTACCCGTCAAATCAAAATATGAACCTATAGTAGCTCCAACACTTGCTGGTGTATAAGGCGAATTAAAATCAAGCCAAGGACCTAGTTCTGGATCAGTATCTACTGCTGCGGGCCAGTGTTTAGGAGCTGCTGTATTGTTTAAAAATCTTCTATAAAAGGGTGAATATCCAATAGACTTTAGTCTTGGTACCCTAATAACTAAAGAAATAACATAATAGTCAATTCCATTTGCACGCTCAACCTTTTCATCTTTTACATAAACTTTTAATTTACTTTCAAATAAACGTGACCAAGCACGTTTAGTTGTTGGTTCAAATCTAGGATTATCGTATTGACTTTCTAAAGTTGTAAGTGTAATTGAATTACCATCACTTTGGGAAAGATCACTAAAACCGTGTTCTAAAATTATACTAGATTTTAAGTTTTTAATCCCTGTTTGTTTGAGGTAATTAAGTACACTAGATTGAGCTACAATTCTGTAAACGTATTCATCAGCGGGATCTTCGATAAATTGATCGGCCTCTGAAAATAGTTTACACCAATCAGACTCTATAATACTATGTACACCAATTCCACCAAAGTCATCTTCAGTTTGGCTTGTATTAGTTCCTGCTTTTACATCGTTAGCACGCCAAGGCCATTTATAAAAATGTGCCGCTGGAATATTAGCTGCTGAACCATTACTTTGAGCAGTAACTACCTGAGGATTATCATAAAAATTTCTATATATCTTTGGAACTGAACCATTATCTGGAGCATTAATCTTTCCTAAAGCCCATTCAATATCAGCTTCATTAAACTTATAATTAAAAGTATTTGATGTTTGATCAGACCACCTTTGTTGCCATGCATCCCAAAATCCGTTAGCTTTATGATACAAACCATCATGGGTTGAGGTTGTAGATGAATTACCATTAGCTACTGATTGCAACCTATGGAATCCAGAAAAACGTATCTTATCTCGTGTTGATCTATTAGTACCTTCACCCATTCCATCATCTGTAATTAAATACTCAGTTCCATTTAAATGATCTAAAGAATTAGCCAAAGCTACACGATTAAAATAAATAATTTGATCTGGAATTTTCCAAAGGACTGGTAAAGCTGTTTCAGTAGTTTCAAATCGTTTATAAGAAATATTTCTCCAGCCTTCTGGATTAGATGTATTAGTTGCACGGCTTGCATACCATGCACCGATTACTTTTCCTTTATTCCACCTAGCAATATCATTAGAAACACGGCCTCTATTGTTCTTAGCAAGATCTGTACTACCATTACCAAACAAGTTAATACTAGTGCCATCATATCTAAACCGTGCTCCAGCAACAGCCATATCGCGTAGGCCCATTAGATAATAGTCTTTAATTCCCCTACCAGCAGTAATAGGTAAAGCTCCATCAATTGCGGTGTTTTCATTAAACTCATTTCCTGGGGTTTGTAAGGCTCGACCCAATTGTAGACCAGTTGCACTTACATTATCTAAATTACTTAAAGCAGTAAATACATAAGTACCACCATTATTAAATACAACAGGTAGATAAATACTAGTTACTCTACACTCTGGAACACTAAGATAAAAAGCCTTAACGCCATAGGATTCTACTTTAGATTTAAAAGTTGTAACTGGATTATTACTATTATAAGTAAAATATGGACCACTAGAATAGGTAATACCTGTATTTACAACTCCGTGTTTAAGGAGAGAAGAGGGTGCATTAATATCATACCCAGCTGTATTGTACAACTCTTCTGGCTTATGCCAGAAAGCGGTTTTAAAGTTGCCAAGATTATCTTTATATGTAGAACCATTAGATGCAATATAGGATAGATTAATACTAGCATCATCTAGGTTTTGTCTATCATGATTTAAATTCCAGTATAACTTAAGTTTAACTGGATTAGTTAGATTTTGATTAGCCAGATCTAATTCACTTCTAACTGTGGAGAAGAAAGTTACTGGATCTACTTCAGATGGTAGTGTCTTCTTAATAATATGATAAACAGTAGGAGCATCTGTTAAAACCCAACGATTACTGTTATCTTTAAATCCAGACATTGCCGTTAAGGCAGTACCACTAAGAATAATGTTTTGATTACTTGGGTTAAAGTAAGAAGTACTTCTAGATGGGGTGTAGAAAGTATAATCAGCAAATTTAAGATTTGTTTCAATTATACTAAAAGATGGACTCTTAGCTGTCCACTTGCTACCATTACTAGTATCGTAGATTAAGACATCATTATTGCTTACTGGTGATATATCAACATCAGTAAGACTAGAGATTGTAGATACTACTGGTCCTGCTACAAACTTACTACCATTCCAAACAAGAGTATAGTTTAGTGAAAGATTTAATAGATCAAACTCAACTGTATTTTGATTTCCAGTAATAACAAATGAATTGAGTTGAGGATTTATAACAGACCAAAATGCCGTATTTGTCGGAGTATTATTTGTATTACTAGCTACAATTGATTTATAGATTTTATTATTGAAAGAAACAATATCACCAACACCATAAGTTGTTCCACTATTCCAAGCAGAAACCGCAACTGAAACTGGATAATTAACATTTACTGTAGAAGTTAAGTACCCTTTTTCTTGCGTTACAAATAACAATTGATGGAAACAATCATTTAATTGTTTTGCAGTTAACTTAGCTCCATCAGTAAAACGATAGATCATTTTATCACTAAGTGTTACTCGTTTAATAACAACTTGATCATATCCAGTTAAGGACGCAGAAATAGTAATTGTTTCATTTGTAGTGTTAATAGTAAAGTCTGTAGTATAGACTAACTGTACTTCAGCATTAGTTGTAGAGTTTTTCTTAAATACTTGAAGTTGATCGTCTACTGGAAACTCACAAATTAAAGCCAAGGTTGAATATGAATAGGTAGCTCCAGATACTGTCTGTGTGCTTATAACATTAGTAAATAATACTGGATTTGCATTTGTATAACTGTAACAGGGCATAGAAACTCCTTATTCAACGCTGGTATTATATGATCTAAAGTTACCAACGATTTCGATATTTGAAATATTACATGGTGTAGGATATGATGATTTAATAAAAATCTTACAACCTTCTGAGTAACTAAGTACTTTTACTAAATGCTCACCAACTGTATCTATCTTTAAACTTCCTAGATTATCAACAATACTATTAATATCCAGAGGATAGAAAGTAACTGGAGAATCTACACGACCACGGCGTTCAATTACAATATCGTATGAACCGGAATTTAAATGCTTAAAGGTTACTCTCTTTAAGTTTAATACACCTTCATACGAAGTATTGGGGTCTTGTGAACTACGGAATGTTTGTTGAGAAAGTTCTACATTCATTTCGTATGGCCTACCTACAGCTACAGTACTGGCTCTATAATCTCCGTTAACTAAAACTTCAGTTACACCTAAACCAGCATTATAGGATATATCGCCAGAAGCAATAGTAAGATCTGTGTATCTGATATTATTTGGAAAACTAGAACCTGTCAATATAACTTTAGTTACTTGAGGATCATAAGTAGGTAACACAATTCGTGTCTTAGTTCCGTTGATTAGGGTTGAATCTGGAGTTACATACATCAGTCCATCAACCATAGGGGTGGTAACTGGCACACTCTCCAATGAAATAAAGTAAGGATATAGTTTATAATTAGGTGTTTGTCCGGGTTGCGATGGACGTTTAGAAATAAAGTACATATCCTTTTCATAAGATTGCATAGCACAAATCTTATCTAGAGAAGAAAAGATCCACCTATGGAAAGCATTTTGAACAATTCTATCACCATTGGTTCTAAATGTAAACAGATAAACATAATTCTGATTCTGTTCATCAGTCATAAACAAAGTATTTGTTGCAGAGCTTACAGTAACTGCATCAATGTTCTGAGGAATATAATCTCTACAGTGATGACTAATATCCATAGAAGTTGAATATTCATCATTAAAGGAACTTCCGCTTAAATACATATACAACTTACCAGCATTAGCAAAGAAAATGTTATTACTCATTTTCATTGGTTTGACTAACTTTGAAGTTGAAAAGAATGATGTAGGTCTAAACTCAACATTGAATGGAGAAATGCCTACGTCAACTGAACCACCTCGGACTTCAAACTGAACAGAACCAGAACTCAAAGCAAATAAGATATTCTGGAATGGAACAATATGACTTAATCTATTGTATGCACCAACACTTGCTTGAATATCAATTGGATCTGATTCAGTAATATTGTTAATATCGTCAATCCAATAGTTATAGAAAGAGTTTGTACGACTAGCTAATAAAGTATTATCAGTAGCAATCCATAATCTATTCTTCCAAACAGCCATTGATCTGACGGTTTCTTTACGCTCTAAAGCCTTTGGACCTGGGTTTGTCAGGCTTGTTCCTGAGCGACGTGGAAACAATGGCATAGCTTTTACTTTCCATTTACCAGCATCATTAAAATCTTTGTAGATAATAATAGGAAATCTACGATGGTCGAACACTGAGTTTGGACCTTCGGATCTCATCCGTTCAAAGTATGGATTCTTTGTATATCTAGTTGCTCTATAGAATCCAGTTGGAAATGTAAGATATGGGTTTCGTGCAAAGTAAACTTTACCAAAACCATAATATGTGGTTTGACCATCTCTATCTTCTGCACTAAGTGATGAAGTTAAATAGTAATGATCCTTTGTCCAGTCAATTAAATTAGATCCAGGAAGAGGAATTAACCTAGGATTATCATAGTAATGATGGATCATGCGTAATGATTTATAACCATTAGCATCTCTTACATCATTATAAATTTCAGTTGCTGAGTCTTGCGGAATAACACTAAAGTTTTCTAAGTTTTGTCCTTCTTCCTCTTCTTCTAAAGTATCAGGATCAATTCTAAAATCAATGTTATCGCGGACATTAATCCAATAGTTACTTACATTTAATGGATCTAAAGAGTCTTCTAAACTTGGAACAGGTGTTGAAGGAAGTGTAGATATCTTATAGTTAATTACATCCCCTGAGTGAATGTATTCATTAGTGGGGATGCTAGAAAACCAGTTAGTGGCATTTGGAGAATTTTCTAAAAGACTATTATCTGGTAAGTAACCTAAGGGAACTCTCTTATTCCAGAGGATTAGACCTACATCAAAGTCAATAGAACCAAAAGTATCTTTAATAGAACTAGCAGTTATACTGGAAACATTTGTACCAGCAATCTTATAGTTTGTTGTAGATGCTTTGTTTCCATAGGTAAGATACTCAAAAATACCACGATTAAACCCAGAAGTATTATTTAAATAGCCAGCTGAATTATCTACAGTTTCTTTTACCCACTGTGTTGGTTCAATTCTATATACCGTAATAAAGTTAGATAGATTAATTGTATTTCCATTGCTTGTAAAACTATTAATAGCTACTGGATCAAAAGTGTACCCTGCTCTGTTAATAATAATACAGTAACGATTGTATCCATCAATATCTAGAAAGTGAAAATAAAGATTGTCAGTATTAAAATCTAGTCCAGCTGGTACCTCAACATTGGCAACATCTAGATAACTATTTCCAGTACTGGTGGATACTTGGGTTAGTGGTGGTCTTTTTTCAACAGACTTCTCAAGAGTAACAAGGCAGTTATCTATGTTTTCAGCCTCACTGGTTAGTCTCTTAGTGGGAGCTTGTCGCCCCACGCCGCCACTTAGTGTATTAATTGGAAGTCTTGCAAAAGCCATTAGAACCTCGTTCTTGTAAAGTATGGATCATTAGAGAGAATGCCACGTCTATCGACAGCTGCTCTAGTTCCATGATCACCTAGTAATATAGATCTATTTTTCTTAAAGACATCAGAAGCTCGACCGCGAGAAACGTGGTATTGTTCCCGCATAGCCATCCGCTTATCAACGTCTAGATCACCTTGGGTTATAACCTGATATTCTCTAGCAGCGGTTTCCATGATTCCTCTTTGTATAGCGGAATCAATATCATTCCAACCATAGTTATTTGCTGCATTATCAAGTGTTACGATGATTTCAATTTTTAATGCCTTATCAAATATATCAGTCTGCTTGGTGATGTTGAACAACCTCGTTGGATTGGACTTAATAGTAGTTTGGATCACCTCCCCCGTCGTAGGATCGAACAGAGGTTCAACAACTTGAGCATAACAAGCAGTATCAGGTAAGAGAATTTTACCAAGATTGACACCAGTGGTTTCAGGAGTAAAGGTAGCAACATATCTATTGTTTGCTATACCCCTCATTACAGCTGCCTTTATAGTTTGATTAAGTATGAACTGAGCAACACTTGTATCGACACCCGCATCTGTACTAAGATCGTTTACTATGTGTTCACCCGAGGACAATAGCATGTGATTAACTGCATCTACATAGCTGTATAGTCCCATTACTTACCTCCCTTCTGCTTATAAGGCACAAGTTTGTTTAACATTTCTTGACGTTTTTCGCAGCCACATCCTGGGGTTTTTTTAAATCCTAGTTTGTTTGCCACCTTAGCTACGGTATCGCCAAGACCTCTAGAAGACATTTGAATTGGATTATATGATTTTAGAGACATAAGTACTCCTGAGAAAAAAATACCTAGGGGGCCTTTCGACCCCCTAGGTACAAATAACAAAATGTAATTAATTATTAGATGTCATACGAACCTTGGATTGCAGCGCAAAGTTCTGGACGAAGAACACCAGCGCCACCCATAATTGAACTAACAGTAAAGTATGTACCACGACGGACATCCTTAACTGTTTCAACCTTCATACCTTGTAAGCGTAACGAGCAAACAGCATTACGTTGCCAAATCAAAGCTTTAATTGGTCTAATAGTACCAGAACCAGCTGCAACAGCAGAAGATGGAACGTTATTAGTTACGGTTGGGCCTTGTGGATTAGTAAGACTGTATTCAGCACCAGCTGCAACACTACCAAGCCAGTTAAAATCATACTTAGCATCGCCAAGATCCCAAATATAACCTGGAGTAGTTACTAAACCAGTTGATGCACTGACTACACGGTTAACAGTAGTACTTGAGTTACCTTTAGATTTAACAACAGTACCATCAAGTTGAGCAAGGTGGTTGCTCTTGATGATCTTGACACCCATGTATTCAAGAACATCACCAAGACCAAACATACCCTGATTAAGACCAGCACCTAAACCACCAGCTTCAGATACACCACCGAAGAATGGACGGCCAGCACCACCAAGAAGACCAGTATTATCACGAGCAATACCAAGAGCACGGATATCGTGGAAAGCAGCTGGAGTTACAGCGCAATAAACTTCACCAGCTGGAACATCTTGTTCTTGGAGATTTACCATGTAATATTCAAGGTGTTGAAGAAGTGCAAGAGCAGCATCGGTTCGTTGTGTATCGTTTACACCAGTACCACGATTACCGAGATTATTAAATACTGCATTACCACTAAACTTAAAACCACCAGTGTAGCTGTCATTATTCATACCAGCAAGACCAGTACCAAATGGATTACGATTTGGAAGGAATGCACCTTGAGCAATCATGCAAGCAATCTGCTTATCACGAACATTAGCAAGAGCAAGACCAGCCTGACGTGCTAATTCAGCACGATAATCCCATTGGGTAAGCATAAGGTGGATATCGTCAAGCTCAAAGAATGCAGCCATTGGGCGTTGATCGAGTGAGATATCGAACCAACCTGGAGTAGAAATACCTGAATCTCCAACTAGTTCTTCACCAGCTTCCCAAATACCCTTGTGTCCAACGACACCAGTAATTGGGAAACGCTTGGTTGTACCTGATTCAATAGTCTCAGTAACAACCATTGGTTCAAAAATATTGTATTGGTCATAGGCATTAATTACTTCACCTGACCAAATAGGAAGCCAATAATCTGGATTCGCAGTACCAGAAACAGCTGGAATACTTGTATTACCAGCAACTTGACCACCCCTTGGCCAGTTAGCTAAAGCACCGTCTAATGCACCACCTGTTGGTACAACACCTACACCCGAATCAATAGGGAAAATTGATGTTAATGGATCACCTGGCATATTTGTTTCTCCTTATATAGAAACTCTCTTTTAAATTAAATAAATATTAACGAAGGAGAAATTATTAATTAGTCCGTGTCCTAGTAAGAAATATAAATAAAATTTCCTTACAGGATTATACAGAGTTAACGATTTCTAAAACCATACTTAGATGTATTAACAACCATTGCTTCTACTGCCTGTCTATATTTTGAATCTACACGAAATCTTGGATCGCGTAGGGCAGCTTGTTGTTCAGCAAGATTTTTAAACACCTGTACAGATTGTGGAACTTGAGTGGGATTAACCCGATTCTGCATAGCCTGGGGTTCCTGAGCCTTGGGCTTTGCCTGTGGTTGTGTTTGCTCATATTCAGCCTTAAGACCTAGGAGGACATTCTTATAGGCGTTTGTTTGAAGAGAGCGATTAATGGCTGCAATCTCATCAGCTGGCTTGGACTCTTGAGCCCACTTGAATAGACGCTTAAGGTTGTCACTTCCGCCCACGACAACTGAAGCATCTTCCCAAGATTGCTTTGCTAATGCTTTACGACCCTTAATCATTTGCTCAATGATTACTTCATCAGCACCCATCTTAGCCTGAATTTCTTTACGAGTAGCTGCACTTACGGCACCCGTTGAGTCAATTTCTTTGCCCCAACGAAGCCAATCTTCTGCACTAACCCGAGCCGTAGATCCAGGCTGAGGAGTAGGTGGTGGTGTAATCTTTAGATCTTCTGGAACGCCAGAAAGATCCTCGACTGGTTCTGGTTGAACCTGAGCTTGAGGTGAGTCCCCCACATAGTTAGGATTAGTCACCCCATTTTGATTATACTGCTTCTTTAGAGAAGCTATTTCCTGTCTGGCTTGAGTGAATCCCTTACGGGCTTCGATTAAACTGTTAAACCAATCATCAGCAGATTTAAAATTACTGGGGATCTTTTGTCCCTGATCTTGAACATACTTCATAAACATAGCACGTTCATGGCTGGTTTGTGGATCTTCTGATTGGATTGGTGTAGCAATAATTGGCTGAGTCTCGACAGGTTGAGATTGTTCAGCATTGTTTGTATCTAACATTTAACTCTCCTTTAAGATTGTTCGGATTACCGAGTCTTAGTTTTTTTCTTTGTTATTGGTTTTTTAGAATCTGGCTTTGGACCAGTACGTTCCTTGACATAGTTCATATCATATTTCTTTTTCATTTCTTCTTTACTTTCTTACTGGATTTTTTCTTAGTTGGTTTCTTCTTCTTTGGCATTGGGGTTTGTTCTTCTTGTGGAACCATAGGCATCCCCATGCCCATTTGAGACTCAACCATACCAGGACCCATACCAGTTGGCATTCCCATACCTATACCCATCATTGGCATTCTACTCATTGCAACCTCATTTCTTTATCTTGTTAAAAATTACTTTACCTGTTTTATGGATATTGGCTTCAACGGTTGAAAGAGTACCTGACGTAGAATCAATTTGACCGCCTTCAAGGTAATCCAACAAACCACCATTTATATTTGTTGAGGTAGTAACTAAAGTATAAGTGGTATTGCTAGGGGTATTGGCTGCTGCAATTAATGTAGTAGTTGTACCGGTTTTATTTGTTACAGCAATAGTGCCTAAGTCTTTTTGATTATTATCTAATAGTTGTGCAAGTCTTGATTTATTTGTTGCAGTAAGACCCGTACTACAAGTAAGTTTACCAGTTAAAGTAGGATTAGTAAGATCAATATAACCTTGATAATGAATTGCATATGCTTGTTGAATAGTAATGGCTGGCATTATAGTTTCCTTTATTGAACGATTTTATGAATATACCTAGCTAAAGTTCTTTTAGCTTGAACATTTCCTTGGTCACATAGAGCATCATACTCAACATAATAAGGAGTAAGATCAACTCCTTCAGTAGATATAGTAAGAAGTTCTAAAGATGCACCTGATACTGGATCGGTGTTATAATTAAGTATTTTAGAAAATAAAGGAATCCAAGGAGGAACAAAGTTAACTGTTGCAACATTAGCTCTTATATGTTCAACTAACAACTCACCAACTGCTAAAGCTCCTTTTTCTGATAACAAAGTAAATTCAGGAGGATCTTCACTTGAATTTGTTGCATACCAATCATCATTGACTGCCATAGCATTTAATGCAACTGAAATTGAAGGTATTTGTCCTAAATTTATATAACAAGAGTTTTTTGCTGCTGGATTTGTTAATGCATCAAATGTACTTGGAGGAGATGGATTATAGTAACCTGACTCACTAAGTATATTGTTTATAAAAATTTCAGAAGCACGAATGTAAGATTGTCTTGAAGTTATAGTTTGAAAGAATAATTCAGTAGATGCAGTTGAATTAAAGTTAGTTCCATGTGCTGTTCCATAACCAGGCAAATCTGATCTACTAACAAACCCTGGTGTATAAAAAACAAATACAACTTCATCTCTGCTTATTCCTAAGTTTATAGCTGACTGTGCTATAGTAAATATTATACTATTTCTATCAAACGGTGCTCTTTTTGAATCATCTAAACTGTCTGTTAAATAATCCCATGCACCTACGCCATTATATGTTGCAGCTAGGTCAGCTAATTCCCAAATACCAATTTCTACAAAAACTACAACTTTACATTTAGATTGAACTGAACTAAAAGCAAGTTGCCGCCTTCTAATTTGTCTGAAAATTTCTGCTATACCAGCTTGCATAGTGATGTCATTATCTGAACACCTATACGCATTATCTCCTGTGCGAGAAAGATAGGTTTTATCATAAATTGTAAAAGCAATGCCATGTAGATTATTAGTATCTATTCCATAGTGTGAAGTAACTACTAAATTACCTTTAACAGTATCATTTGTACCTTTACCAACAAAACCAAATTGTAATTCTCTTGTGGTATGTGTTGGATTAAGGGCAGCTAAGTTATAAGTCTTAGTAATTTCATGAACATTAAAACCACGTCTTGATTCTAAATTAGAAACTAAAGTTCCAACAGGTAAGTTTCTAACATCTCCAGCAGCAATTGTTGTTAGTGGTTGATTTTTGCTTTCTGGTAAATAATGTCCAGTTAATACAACATTTGATGTTGGATTAAAAATACCAGGTTCATTTAAATATTGTTTTGGTGTAACTGCATTTACTACATAATTAAAACCAGTACTTGCAAAGATTCCTAATTTAGCAAGTCTTTCTTGTTCAGTTAAAGTCCTTACAATCGGTGTATGCAAACCATTGACAACACTAATTGAATCAAGAAATAAACCTAATTGCGGTTTTATAATTATACCACGGTCCTTATCTATTGTAGTAGTAGGATCTATTAGGGCTGGTGTATCAAGTTGATTTAAATAAAAAAAACCATGAGCACCCATTGTATTTAAAGTTAAAGCTAAACCATTAACTTTATTTCCTACAATTGCAATGGGTGTTCCAGCAGATCTAAAGGTATTGTATGAGTTATAAGGAGTAAAACTATTAAAACATGGCATAGGATTACGGATGCCATAAGTAATTAAAAACGGAACTCCAGCTTGTCCAGTTGCTACTGCTGGATTTGACGCAGTAGCAAGGCCGTATACCTTGTACCAGTTTTGATCAATAAAGTTTTTTTGTGCTTCTACTGAGTTGGAAGGCATAGTTCTATAGTTTGCTGTTGGAAATATTTTTTTAACTAAATATGTATTATTTTCTAAGTTAATAGCATCAAAACTATTCCATGCTGTTTCATTAGTAATTGCGGCTTTATTAGGTGCAATATTAAAATTTAAAAGAGTAAACAAGTCTGTTGTTGTTATTTTTTTTACAACAATTTGTTTTCCTGAATGAGTACTTAGTATATAGGATGCTGCTTCTGGTTTTAACTGTTGTGGACTAATAGTTCCCCAATATAAAGAAGCACTTGTTGTTAGTACAGTCTCTTCAGTTAAAGGAGAAGTAATAATAAAAGGTCCACAGCATTGCGATAGAGTTGTCATTGTCTGTGTTAAAGTTAGTTGAGAAGCAAAACTAGTTTCTATTGTTTGTCTAGATGTTCCAACAGTTATGCCATTTGGTACATATCCATGTGTTTGAGCATCTGGAAAAATTTCAGTTATTAGATTAGTAGTTGGATCTAAAAAACCAATTCCTATATACCAAACATCTGCTGCTTGAATTGTATAAAGAGCTTCTGCTTTCCAATAACGAGTTGGTTGATTTGGAGTAAAAGAAATCAAAGAAGTATGCAAGAGATTAACTTGGTTTGGATTTATAAAAGTAGATTTATTTGGTTCTATACCACCAGTTAAAAAAGACCTAAGAATTGAGGTTTCATAAGATCTTAGATTACTACTATATGGATTTGTAGGAAATGCATTTGTGTGCCATAAGGATGGAAAACTTGAGTTTAAATTAACTTCTTCTGCTATATTATCAAAAGAATATAAACCCGATACTACTGGACTGTCTGTTGTAACTTCAGCATGAATAAAACCAGTAGATTTTTTACCTAAAGTTGTATTATTATAAAAAAGAATATTATTATAAAAGGTACTACAACCAGATAAATAATTTCCAACTCCTGTTGTATTTGGATTATTCCATGTAGCAGAATTAAATCTATCAAAACCAGGAACAACATGTGTTTGCCAACCAAGAAAAATTGGAGTAGCGTATAAAGATCGTCCATTCCAGTTTGCATTTCCTTTAATTAATGCTTTACTAATTCCATCTATTAAACCACCTGTATAGTGATATGTATCAGGATCTTCGTCGTACTTCCATTGATTAGGCTCTAAACCAGAAGCTGCGCCACATACAAAAATAACATCTGTTCTTCCGGTATCAGTTTCAAATAAAAATTGTTTTAATTTTCCCCATACATTGCTTTTATCACTATAAACAAAGTTATTACAAATAACGCCTACTGGTCTAACTGATACTGGCATAGGTACTCTCCTTTTTAACTATTACCAAATGGATTAAGCGTACAGTATGCAAGTTTTGTAACATCTGTTGCTGCTCCACCATTTGCTATAATATAAGTTCCGGCCTTGAGATTTTTAAAAGATAAAAGATTAAGGCATGGTATAGTTACAGTACCCACACCATCCATAATAATATCAGCAAGAGCATTAGTTGCTGTAACGGCTGTAGCAAATACATGTGTAGTTCCAGCAGGAAGTTGAACAGGAGTCCAACATGGGTTTGCAATATTTGTTTGTGTAGCAGCTGCTGTAGTATTCATATTAATAGTATAGTATCCTCTACCAGCAGTGGTGCTTGATCCATCAATTGTTGTATCTACAATACCTGGCTTAAGTAAACCTGTAACACCTGTTAATGTACCGGGATTTGAGGCTAAAGCTACAGTAATTGCAGAAGCACTTGCATTTGTAGCAGTAAATGTTCCATTTAAAGCAGCAATACTAGCACCACTAATTGTTACTTTTTGTCCAATTACAGTTGCTACAGGAATAGTGGTATTAATTGTTAATGTACCTGAACCCCAGTCAAAACTAGTAATAGTATAGGTTGTTGGACTTTCAGTTGCTACGATTCTAGCTCCTGTTGGGATTCCTGTACCCTTTAAAAATAAATAAGGACTTATTCGTAAAGATGCTAAAGCAGCAGCAATAGCTCCACCAATACTGGCTCCACCTTGAATAATTACTTCTCGTTCACGTCCAGTAACATTATTAGCAGTAGTATAAGTAAGATTACCAGTTAAAGCAGTAGTTCCTAAAGTTTGAACACTTAATACATTAATACTTCCATTTATTGGAATCATTTCTTACCTCCACATCCGCAGGACATCTTGGGTTTCTTCTTAGAAGACATTTTCTTTTTCTTTGCCATTATTTTTTTCCTTTCTTCTTGGATTCCCAAGACACTGGTTTAGAACTTTTCTTTGCTTTTACACCTTTACTTGTACATTGTGCTTTGGTTGGTCGGCAAGCGGGATAAGAGCCACCGGACTTGGCAGACTTACGACCACATGGCCCACCCGTCTTACAGTTTATCCAACCCTTACCATTGTTCCGCTTGAACCAACCATGCAGACCTTCCTTTTTTTCTAAGGAAAAGTCAGCCATTACTTCATACCCTTCTTTGTTGACATCTTCTTACCAGTTTTCTTGGCTTCGGCCTTTGCATCGGCTTTGCCCTTAGCTGTGTAAGGGAATGATTTCTTACCTACTTTTGGCATCTTAACGCCCTCCTTTCTTGGTCTTATTACCCCAGTTCTTAGCTCCTACCTTACGGCATTTGACCATAGAACCCGAGGCGTAAGCACTGTGCTTACCTTTATATGCCTTCATAACTTTCTTGTAACATGCATCCTTAGGCATAGATTCTAACTCCTAGGTTATTTGTTGAAACCCTTGAGGGTCTTGGCTAGATTGCATTGACGCTTGGTCTGGGTAGTTAGTTTACCACCCTTGCAATAAGAAGAGATAGATTTGCCAGCTGCCTTGGCTTTCTTAGTTAAAGCACCAGGTCGCTTAATAGCACCTTTAATCCAATTTTTTTTACTTGCCATATAAGTTCCTTATCTAGTCATGCTTGAAAGTTTAAACGACCAAAAATCTAAATCTACATTTCGTGTTAAACTTGCAGTAGTTGAAGAAAATAAAACAGAAAGAGTTAATGCTCCAGGCATATTCCCTGCTGGTGGTGAAACTGTTACAGGACTGTTTCCATTTACACGAAATTCATAATTAGATCCAACTTTTGTAATTTTAATATTTTTCCATGCTGTATCTTGGGTAAATAATAAAGCTGTATTTTCAGCAAGTGAATTTCTAACAACAGCATAGTAATCAGGACTACCAGAAGCTTTTCTAATATATATCCCATTTGGAACAGTATTAGCCATAGAATCAAGACAACCAAAAATTCTAGTTGTATCAGTATCTGTTTGTACTTGTTTAAAAATAAAATTAGTCATATTAAGTTGCGAAGTAGCAAAAGAATTAATACCAGAAGCAATGCTTAAGGAAAAATAAGCAACTTGATTAGCAGTTGTTGAGCCTCTAAACCTTACTATACCAGGATGATTTAATTCTGATGTTATTTGAGCAACAATACCATTTAAAACAGTCCAACCGTGTGTACCTGTTTCGCCAGATTCCGTAGAATTGCCAAAGAAATCTTCATAAAAGTTAATAGATGTTGTTGGATTTGTTGCGTCACCGTCTACAATATTAGATAAATAAACATTATTAGGAATTGCATTTGTTCTGCCAGCTCCTGTAACTAATATTTCTCCAGTATTTGCTTGGGATCTACCAACTCTTCCAATATTCTGCACTAACTGATCAACACCTGTAGGACGAGTTTGTGTTAGTCCTATTGCATTTCCCCCAATAGTTTGATCAACGTATAAAGTTGAACCTAAAGTAAAGATATCTGTAGATACGTTTGATAAACTACCAAGTAAAACAACATGCCCAAATTCATTATTTAAAATTTCAGTGTATAACAAACCAATAGCTGGCATTGTAGCAGGATTATCATTAAAAGATTGTTGAACTTCAATAACACCTGAACCACCTACAGTACCTGAAATGTAAACAGGTGTTCCTTTAGGTAAAGTATTTCCAGATGTGTTTTTACAATCAACAACAGTTGGACCTGAAATCTTTGATAAAATATCATCAGCAGTTAAAGTTCCAGTTATAGTTACATTATCAGGTAATCCTATAGTATAAACCGAACCAACACTTGTGACTTCTACTTCATTAGTAGTACCTTCTACAGTAGTACCTGTAGGTAATACTGGAGTTACATCTCCTAATTTAAGACTAAAAAAGTCAAGTTTAAAAGAAATATCTTCACTAGGTGAACCTGTTGTATTTTGAAAATAAACACCACAAGTTAAAAAACCTGTTGGAATATTGGTAGATAAGACTACTTCAGTTCCTGTATTAACTGTAAATCCAACACTCGTTGCTGATTTCTTTTGAATCTTTAAAGTATACCATGTAGAAGATGCCAATGCTGTTGTTGTTCCTGTAGAGGCTGTTCCATCATCTGTAGTTGGAACCCAATTAGCTCCACTTGTACCTTCAAAATAAATACCTTGAGTTGGATTAGCAATATCTGCAAACAATCCAAGTTTAATTTTATATGAATCAGTTGGGTTCTCTGTTTTGATAATAAAGTAAATGGTATTTAAATCATCAAATACAAAAGAATCAAGGGTTGGAGCATTGACTAAATTTAAATACCCACTACCTACAAGTTGTTCTAAGGTAACTTGAACAATTCCAATATGATCTGTTTCAGAGTTAGCTTCATAGATAATTAATCCAGTAGGAGTTAGGGTTTTGCTGCTTGTAGGCCGAGGTGGTCCTGCAAAAGAATATGGAAGTACAGTTCCAGATTCATCACCATTACTCTGTTGAATAAAATTATCCCATATAAGAATTGGTTGGGTTGGATCTGTTGGATCAATACCTCCACCACCAGATGGATTGTTTTCTAAATCTAAAATACGAGCTTCCCATCCACCTAAGTTTGTGGGATCAGAATGAAAAGACACGTTAGCCTGAGCATAACTTGCATTATCTTTAATGGTAGGTAGTTCAGAAGTTAAGTAATTAGATTGTGTCTCTAAGTCGCTAATGGCATTATTAAGGTTTTGATCCCCAATAATAGATGTTTCAGTTGAAAGTGTACTTAGTTTCTGAGAAAGTCTACGAGCAACCGCTGATTGTTTCTTATCAGTCATCCCTTACACTTTCTACCCTTGGGACAAGATGCCTTAGAACCACCAGGTCCTGCCCAAAGATTCTTACAGGCCCAGTATTTAGCGGTTAATTTATTATCAGCAGCGTCGCAGTTATGCCGTGCTTTGAAAGACTTACGAGCTTCCGAACTATAGTTGTGACCATAACCTTTTGCTCCAAAGTGAATGATTTTTTCTTGTCCATTGGCACATGCTTTAACCATTTTCTTTTTACCAGCAGAGGTAGATGCTCTAGGTTTATTACAAGGCATTGATTTTTTATCTGGTCGTTTAGCCATTGGGTTGTCCTCCTAGCATTTGCATTGCTTGTTGAGCCATTTCAGGTGGGATATTCTCACCGCCTGTATTAATGAGATCTTGTTGAGCAGCACCACCCATAGCATTTGCAGCGGCTCCTGCAAACATCTTTTGCATTTCCATTTGCTGCTGAGCCTTAGCCATTTCCATCTTCTCTCGTTTGATTTCTTCAGCACTGCGTACCCAGTTGTTGGCATCAAAACCCATTGAAGTAATTAAAGCACGGGCATATGATTCCCATTTAAAAGAAGCGGCTGCTTCAGGTGGAAGATTACGAATCATTTCACCCATTTGTAATAGTTTAGTAATATCAGACTCTCGACTAAGTGATTGTAAACCAGTTAGGATTTCGATATTAAGAATACCATTATCTTCATCAAACTGCTGAGCCATGCGTTGATCTATCTCGTTGTTTTCTAACATCAAGTAGATGGTTCTTTTGATAATTGGAATCATAAAGTCTCTAGCAATAGCCGAGAATGTACCACCTAGGATGGTTTCTAGCTCGTTACCTACGGCTCTAATAGCCGTTGCTGTGACACGATCTCCTGTAGGCATGGCTGCGGTCTGTAACAGGAAGCCTTGGCCTACCTCTTTACGCATAGCTTCTACAGCTGCACTAGATGATTGAAGCTGAGGATTCATTGTTTCACTTGGAGAGATTACAAAGACATCGTTCTTTCTAGCTGCAACCCATTGTCCATTCTGAGCACCAGCTAAGTCATCAATTTCAGTAACGCCAGCGGGATCAATACCCATAAAGAAGGTTGAACCAGCAGCCATTCCTTGGATAAGAGCACGGCTATAGGACTCAAGTGTACGAATGTCAGAGTAAATATCCTCGACATGTGAACGACCATAATCTTCGCCAGCAATACTAGACCAACGTAAAAGAATATAAGGAAGAATATCATAATAGCCAGTATCAAAGAGTTCTCCATCCATTTCTTTTTCAACTTTCCATTGCTTGTTGTCTTCGTCTTGGGAGACTCTAATGTAAACTGTCTTATAACCTGTTTGTTTTTCCTCCCCCGAAATGAAATCATAGGCACTTGCTGGTTCCTCATTGCTTGGTGAAATGAACTCTAAGTAGATAAACTCTTTAACTGAACCATTTACATCTCGACGGATAACAAATTGATCTAGTCGAATGACACGGAAACTATAGTCATTTTCCATTACTATAAGAATATCACCAACAACAATCAAGTGTTGAATAGCCAGATAAGCCATTTCTCTTAGGTTATTAGAGATTAGCTTTCTATAAACTTGAAAGGATAGCTTATCCAAGTATTCCTTAATATCTGGAGTAGGCTCTCGGCCATTCTTTAAACCAAACGAAAAGAATGGTGTATCATTTAATGGAATTAATACGCTTAGGATCTTGCTGGCAAGAGAAGTAACACCCCGTGATTGAACCGAAGAATAAGTCTGAAAGAGGTTATCCTCTCCAGTCATTGATTGATAGGGCAATAGGGTGGGTACAGTAACAGCTGCACATGCTCTAGCCTTATCTAGTTTTGTAGTACGTTTATTATGGAGGGTTAACCACCTATCTTTAATTGTCTTTTCTTGGTTCATTGTCTCTCCTTATAGGGGTCTATCTTCTTGTTCGTAACCCGGTCTTTCTATTGTTGGCATATCAAGATTAAAGCCACCACCGAAATCACTGGTATCTTCTTGATTAACTTGACCAGTCATTTCTCTAAATGTTGCAGCTTCTTGTTTCTCTTCTTTAATACGAGTACCTTCCTTGGCTTGTGCTGCTTCAACCCTTCGGACGTATTCTTGCTGCTTTTCGCGTTCACGTTCTAAACGTAGACGATTTTCAGCTTCAACTTGGTACTGCTGCTGCAAGGCCATTTGTCTATTAAACATTTCTTCTTGCTGCCGCATTTGAGCTTCCATTTGTTTTTGTGATATTCCACCACTACCACCGCCCTTACCCATAGTTACCTCCTTTCCTGGGATTCCAGTAAAGCACGAAGTTTATTTAAAACTTCTAATTGACCAGCTTTAAAACCACGATCAAAGTCTTTTAGCTTTAGATCGTTTGGAACTAGTATTATTATCTTCTCTAGATACTGTATCAGTTCCTTCGGTATGTGACACTCTGGTTTCATTTCTAACCTTTTCTAACTGCATTTGATTTATATAGTGCAAACAAAGGGCGAGGTCCTGGTTTTGGACCCCGCCCTCACGGTATTTCTTTAATAGGATTTCAAGTTTGTTCATTATTCTTAACCAATATATTAAGGTGAAATCTCTTATCTTCTGGAGTAATCTTGTTTTCCTGTAGTGAGGAATGTAGATTATCCAGAAATATATTTACCATTCGCATGTTGTTAAAACCAACATCAAGGGTGGCATCTTTAAGCTTGACTAGTTTAATAGTTTCGGCTAGCGCCTGATCCATATCATATTCGGTTTCAATAAACATCGTTGGCATAGGAACTCCTTAGGTTAATTCACATCCCGCTGCTGTACAAACCATAGCATGAGATGACTTAGTTGTATCTTCTTGTTCATACTGTGAAAGAAGACTCCAATCAATAGACTTTGGCATCTTGGCATTTAACTCATTATACTGTTCTTCAGTAATGGTTTCAAATGGGGTATGCTCATAAGTGTTGTCATCCTTTGGTAAGAACGATACACCAGATACATAATCCCAATAGGTCCATAACCAACTACCAATTACCAAGAAATCCTTATCTGTATAGTTAACAGTTACACTTGGCTTGTGATCACAATACCAAAGTTGATATGATAACCAAAGATTAAGATGACCAATTGAACTCATTTCTTCTTCTGTAACTCCAAAGTCTGCCTTTACAGGAAACTCAAACACAACCATGTTATCTGGGTTGTAGAAGAAAGGTTGCCATGGAACTCCAGCATCCTTTAGGAATTGAGTCATAGGTGATCCTACAGGCATCTGACTACGACGAATGTAGAACTTACTGAATCTTGGATGTAGACCAGATGCAGTACCAGCCACACAACTTGTAGTTCCTTCGGGTTTAATGCAAGTAATGGACTTACTTACAGGAATATTAATTAGTTCTGCCCACTTGCGGTTTGTAGCATGAGCTACATAGTGCAATGCTTCTAGTAACTTTTGTAATTCTTGAGGACCATGACCACCATTGGTAAGATTATTATCAAAGATACCAGTCATAGATACTCCAAGTAGTCGCTCTTCTTCGCAGTTCTTCTTGAAGTTGATTTGTCTTCTGGATTCAAAATACTTGAAATCAGTAAGAGCTGACTGAAGAGTACCAAGAATGGTTGCATATCTAATCTTATCAATAAGTTGTGGAGCTTGGTCGTCTGGACGAACAGCAATGGTTGAGAGGTTACAGAATTGATCTGGTCTTAGGATAATCTCCGAACATGGATTGGTTCCAAAGGCGTACTTAGGATCCCGTCCTGCCCGTTCTGCAAGCTTACGCATTGCTTCTCGGTTACAGATACCACGTTCACCAGATCGACTGTTGTACAGAGCTGACCATTCGTGTAGGAACATACCCATATCTGGCTTTGTTTCATACACGGCTGAGTTATTAGCAAGTGATCTACGACCATGGGTTTCCCACCAAGGTCCAGACTTTGCATGTGCCATTTCATTATCTGAAAGATCAGACAAGGAAATCAGAGCAGAACGGCGTACACCACCTGAAATGATTGACTCGGCAATCTGACAAACAAGATCATGTACCTCTAGTGACTTAAGCTTACGGCCCTTGGCATTATGAAATACCTTGGCAGTAAACTTAATTAACTTAATATATGGTTCTGGACCAGAAGCTCGACCACCAAAGGTCTTAAGTCTTGCTCCAGCAGGACGAATCTCACTAAAGTCTACTTCATAATGCTTGCCATTATACAAGCCCTTAATAAAGGAAACATAGGTATCAGCCCAGCCTTCTCGTGAATCTGGGACAACTAGTTTTTCATCTACCTTAGTGATTGTATCAGCAATTATAGGTAGGTTATTAATGTTTTCTCGTTCAACTGAGAACCCAACTCCAGTACCACAGGCTAGTGTATACAGGATATTACCAAAGTCTTGGGTATCGTTAATGGCAATATAACAACAATTATAAGCTGCAACATCATCCTTATCCAAGGCAGGACCAGCGGTCATAAGAGCCCGCATGGATCCAAAGACCTGATAGTCCTTCATCATATCCTTAGCTTTGTGCAACTCTACCCAATCCTCATTACTAAGACGATCCTTAAGGTCTAGTCTAGCAATAAGGTAATTAAAGTAACGGTCAACAGCCTCGGTCCAAGTCTCTCTTCGATTCTTTTCTGGCATCCATCGACAGTACTTGTCAATGGCAGTAAACTCTTGTAGTAACTTACTCATGTTCTTTTAAAACTCCCTTCTCTAAATCCAAAATGTTTCTAACTGCAAGGTTATTTGGGCCCCACAGGTAGATAGAATGTGCTTCTTTGTTATAATCTCCAGCCCTAAGGATACGAACACAACGGGCTTGGGATAGGGCAAACTCTTCCCGATACATCTCAACAGGTCGTTTATTTTCAGGACGCTTAGCCCAATCCTCTTCCTTATACATAGTCATAATAACCTCATCCCATTGTTCCTTAGGGGTTTGTTCTAGTACTTTCTTGGCCTTAGCTGGTCCAACTTTCCATAAACCCCAGATATTATCTGTGGTATCTCCAGTCATCCATTGTTGATAGAAGTACTTATCGGCCTCTTCGCCAGATACCTGGACTGGCTCTGGCTCTTTGTCTGGATTCCAATGCCAACCCGGAACCTGACGAAGATCCTTGTCTACCGTCACTCCAATTGCCCTGCCTTCGGACACCAGCATTCCAATAAGATCGTCTGCTTCTAGATTGTTTACACATCGTACTGTGGTATTTGGTATAGCGTAAATACATTCTAAGGCTACCTTCATTGAATCAGGTGACTTGAAATCATCACGGTGCTGCTTATAAACAGGCCACAACATGCGACGAAAGTTGTGAGTCCTTGGACACGACATTGCAATGTAGATTGTATCAACACCAGATGGGGTCCAGTTTTGAATATCTTTTGCAATACGACCCGGTAGTTCATCAATGCCTTCAGAGTCTGCCCAGAAGGCAGCTCTATAAGCAATAATATCTCCGTCAAGAATAGCTTCATTCGGCTTCATCATATGCCTCTAGTTCAATGTATCCAAGGTCTAACCATTCCTTGATATTTTCCTTAACTTCTTTTTCCAGTTCCACGGGAGTACCGTCGTTCTGAATAATCACATCAAACAATTCTTCATACTCACTATTTGGAGAACCAAAAGATTCTTCTACTAGATTTGCTAATACTTCGCTTTCATGCTGTCTCCACTCAGCATTGTTTTCAGAAAGTTCTCGGATACCAGAATCAATAAAGATCTGAGTAGCAACAAGGTCACGACCAAGAGCAAGTTCATTCATATAGCGTACATCATCTTGAATGATGACGTATTCGTAATGAGTTTTTCCCGCTTTCTTATTATCAATTTCCTTAATCATATACTCTTGAATCTTTTCGTAGGTTCTTGTAACCCAATAGTCTTCATCTTCAATTCGTTTTGTAGCTCCTAGATTCTGACAAAACTCCCGATACTTGGTTGAATCAGATTCTTTTGTTAAGCCCTTTGCTTCTGCCATTTCCTTAATGACTAAAGCAAAAGGAATAATAACTGGATTATATCCAAGTTCAAAAGAATGTTTTGCAATTAAATTGGCAAGAGTAGTTTTACCTACTCTTCCCTTCCCACTAATCTGAATAATTCTCATTATGAATCTCCTGCCAATGTCGAATAATATAACCTAATCCAATCTCTCCACGGTTGTATTCAACCACAATAGGATGGGTTGGATTGTTTGCTATAAACTCGTTTACTTGGCGCATAAAGGATACTGGATCTGTCATTCGTCGTTTCCTAAAACAATTTGTAACATCTGATAAAAGGCATAAACTAGAACACATAAACCAATAAATGAAATTACTTGTTTAAATTCCATTAATGTGTCTCCGACCAGTTGTTTCCAATTTTGTATTCTGCTTCAATCTTACAGTTGCTACGAAGTAATTCACCCGCAGTAGTTGAAGATTCACACAGAATATTACCAACCTTATGAGCTACATCTGGATGACATTCTACTTGAAGTTCGTCATGTACAGAAGCAACCCAATTAAACTTATCTTGACCTACTTCCATTCTTAGGCGTTGATCAGCTACACAAGCCCAAGCCTTGGCAATGTGAGCACCCGAGGATTGAAGCAAGGTATTGAGAGCAGCGTGTTCCTTACGAACAAAGACAGGTCGCCAATTAAATGGCTTGACATATCCCTTGTCTAGTGTATCAAAGCGACAATTTTCAATTAGTTTCTTAAGTCCAGGAATATTACTAAGTAGTTTATTCTTGGTTTGTTCGGCTTTGTAAGTAGAAGAGCCAATAGTCTTGGCAAACTTCTCATCACCACCACCATATAAGAAGCAATAGATTGCAGTCTTAGCTGTATTTCTAGACTCTAGTTCCATAGCCTTTTGGTTGTGAGTATGGATGTCTCCTTCACAAACTTCCTTGGCATATGACCCATTATCAAATGGATGTAGATAGTGGGCAAGCATTCTTAGTTCTAGACCTTTAAGGTCAGAGCCAACAAGAACCCAATCTTTCTTAGGAATAAACAAAGCTCTTGCTCTAGGATCAGAATGAACTTGTTGAATATTTGGTTCTTTGCTGGACATACGTCCAGTCACAGCACCAAGAGTATTAATATAACCATGAATACGACCATCTCTAGACTTACGAGCACGGCCTACCCAATCAGATACTTGCCCCATAAGTTTAATAAGATTGAAGTACTTGCATAGGGTTTTAGCCTCAGGATAGTTTAGGTTAGATAGAACTTCATGGTCCACTTTGGGATTTCCCTTGTCAGTGGTACTTGGCTCCCAACCGTACTTTTCTTGGAGGCGTTCTGCAATTTGTTGTCTAGAACCTGGATTGAATACTTCAACTTTGTCTTTGAGCCGCTTTCCTGTTTTCTTAGAATGTCTAACAATGATTTTGTCTGGGAAGATCCGTCGCATCTCGTCTTCGATCTGTGACTTTTCAATTAGCAACTCCATTTCTAAGGCTTCTGCCTTATCAATATCAAACCCAAAACCAGCTTCTACTTGACGCTTGATCATATCTGCTACGACATGTTCCATTCTGACAGCACGACTATACTGAACCATATAGTTTTGCTGGGCAAAATGATTCCATATCTTTGCAGTTACGACTGAATCCTGTAGACAATACTTACCCATCTCTGTTGTATAGCAATCCCAACCACCTTGATAATCAATCTTGGATTCGCCAAGATACTCACCCCATGCCATTAGGGAATGGGATTGATCTTTGGTTGGTGGGTTGTCACCATACATCATTCGACTTAGGATCAAAGTATCCAGTACTTCTGTGTATGGTTGTTTGTTTAGTGGACCATACAATCTCTCAATAAGTGGGATATCAAATCCATAGATGTTGTGTCCAATGATTAGTTCTGCATCACGAAGTATTTGGATACCATCAACAAGGTTATCCTGTTCAAACAACAGGGATTCACCAGTCTCAATATCCCTGATTGACATACACCAAATCTTTGTAGCTTCTGTAAGATAAGTATCTTTCTTACCAGCAACTACTTCATTAAGACCGTTGGCTTCAATATCAAACACTAATTTGGTCATAGCGATAAAGCACCTCTCCTTCTGGGGTAATTACGAATGGTACATCCATAAGCTTGGATGTCTGGTCATTGTAGAACAGTGCTGTAGCAACGCCTCTACGACCACCCTTACGATTCTTAAGAACTCGTACATTTGTAGTGTTGCAAGTCAAAGGATCTGGGTGTTGAGCATTACGCTCTAGGGCAAAGACATTATCCGCAATCTGAGCAAGAGAACCTGAGCCACGAAGATCATTAAGATTGATTCGATCACCTTCGTCTACGTTCTTGTCAGTCTTCTTGATATGAGCAATGACATGGAGTGTAACACCAGTGCGCTCGACTAGCTCACGAAGCTTTTTCATTACTGAGTCAAGTACTAGTCTTTCATCATTTCCAAAATCACTACCAGAAGATAAGAGCATATTACCAAGAAGAGTAATGTGGTCAAGAAAGATGACTTTACAATCAAGACCAACAGCCATATACTCAAGACGATTGATGATATTATTAATGTTAGCGTTGCCAATGTGATCATAAAGATACAAAGGCTTGCTGGAAATATATGTCTTTGCTTCGGCATATTCTTCCTCGGTTAGATTGTCTTCTACCATATCAACAATAGACTTGTTGTTGGCCTTTCGTAGTTCATTGAGTTGACGTTGTGACATAATCTTACGGACTGGTTTACCAATCTTAAGAGAGATAAGGTCATCAACAGTTTGCTCAGGTGATTCTTCTAGGAAGACAGCACCTACCGCACGACCATGATTGAGATGATCAACTACTAGTTCTCTGATGATAGTAGACTTGCCATGACCCGTGGCGCTTGTCCACAGGTTAAGACGACCAGAGTCCTGACCAATCATAAAGGTTGTTAGAGAATCCCAAGGATACTCATAGACCTGAACAGACGAGTTCTCATTCTCTGAAACAACTTGACTGACATGCAGAATTGAATCGGGAGAATAAGTTTTTGCATTCCAATAAGCTTGAAGAAGCTGAGCAGACTCAGCATTAATCAGCATTTCATTGGGATCCTTACGAGGTAGGGACATGATCTTTGCCTTACCGGGCGGAAGAATCTCAGCAACTTCTCGTGCAGCCCGTTGACCAGGCTCATCCATATCAAAACAAATTACAATTGTTTCAAAGGAAGCAAGATAATCATAGTTATCCTTGACACACCTTACAGCTGAATTAACTCCATTTGGGATGGACACAACTGGGTACTTGTTGTCAAAGAGTTGGGCCATAGTAAGACAGTCAATGGCTCCTTCTGTAATGAGAATCCTTTTGCCACCACTAGGAAACAGTTGTTGACCATAGAATTGTAGATTAGAGGTGTCGCCAAGCCAAGCAAACTTCTTTCCGTCATATCGGATATGTTGAGCCTGTAGTGTACCATCCGAACGGTAGAAATACTCAACCTCTGCCCCGGTATTTGTAGTTTCATAGCCGTATTGTCTAGTAGTCTTGTCGTTAATTCGTCGGTGTGGTAAAGCCTTGATCTCACCTGTTCGGAACTTTTCTGTAGCATATGTTGGTGTCTCTTCTACAATTGTTTCCATTGGTTTGTTTCCTTTGATATAAAATTCACAAGCGTAACAATAACTATGACCGTCATCATAGACGGCTAGGTTGTTACCAGATGTATCATTACCCTGTGCTGCACACTTAGGGCAGCGTTTACGCGATACTACCTTTGATTCAGTTTCCATGTATACTCCTTAAAAAGATTGACAATGCCCCCAGCAGGGATCGAACCTGCGACCAACCGATTAAAAGTCGGTTGCTCTACCAGCTGAGCTATAAGGGCTAGTAGCTTCGGGGGGACTTGAACCCCCACGCCTTGCGGCTACGGATTTTAAGTCCGCTGCGTATGCCTATTCCGCCACGAAGCCAAAATGGTCCCCGTTAGGGGACGCTAGTTATGTATGATGTGTTCTAAAGTAATTGTTCCAGTAGTCTGCTTCAGTCCGCATATTGCGCTGTTGCACAGATACTACAATCGTTGTGATGATTGACAGGATAATCCCAACAACCACATAAACTACACTTACGATAGCCTTTGTCATAAAGGGCTTGATCACTTTCTGCCATATCCATGACTACTCGTCCTTTCCTTTACCCCAGCCTAGATAGAAAGTCTTAGAATCTTTACAGTTCTCAAGCATTTCTCTTAGCGTTCGGTTCTCTTGATCCAGTAATCTAATGTGTGAAAGACACTTACGGTGAATTTCTCTGGCGGTATAGCCAGAGTGGTAATCACTAATGGCCGTAGTGTCAAGTGCATTTTCCAAGAGTTTAAAGATTTCATTTGAGTTCATTCTCAATTTCCTTAATCTCCTTAAGAGAATTCTTATGAATATCTCCCGCAGTTTTAGCTAACTTCTTAAGATGGATTCGCTTAATATATGGTTGTAGACTTTCTACATTCCCTTCCATTACCCATACTCGGGATGCAAGTTCAGATAAACGAGTCTCGGTTGCACTGTGGCAATTTGTAAGCTCATCGTACTTCTTCTTCATTAGTTCATTACGCCATTGTGCTGTGTTTTCACAAGCAGTTTGTGTATTACGAAGACGCTTATTATAGTTATCTTCAAGTTCATAAAACTTTCTTGTTGTTGCATCATAGTTATTATAAATATCATTTTGCATTTGCTTCATTAACTTACTGTGGTTCCAAGCCATAGCAATAAATGTACAAACACCTAAGAAACTAGCAACTGAAATAATTAGATTGAAATCTTCCATACTTAATCTCCTGTTCTAAAACGTACTTTGAAAAAACCTGACTCTGCTGGTTCCGAGATTAGTTCACGGATAATACCCCATTCAGATTCAGAATTCACCTGTAGAAATGGACCACCCTCAAAGTCTAGATACTCTAGGTCTGGATGTCCACCACCACGATAGAACTTTGACTTACCTTCCATTGTAAACCAACCACCACCATGATCGGTGATGTACCTTGGTTCACCATAACGACTATTAATCTTCTTGATCACGCCAACTCCTACCCTGAAGCACTGTGTATGCTTCTTCAATTAGTTTAGCCAGTTCTTCTGCATTGCCCCGCTTAGTTTGGGGATTATAATAACCATCCCAATCGGCAAGAAGCATTGAAACATTTCCAATACGCTGCTCAAGAACCATTATCTGTGCTTGTAGAAATTCATTTTCCTGAGCACAACGAGACAAAGGATCATCGCTCACTTGCCGTCCTCCTTATTTGAGCCAATCTTTACACCACTTCCAGGCGGGTCTACCTGTTCGGTTGAAACTGGTCGAATGTCTTCTGTGGATAGGGATTCGGCTTGCAGCAGCGTGAGCAGCGCAAGTAGAAAAAGACCCGCTACGATTGCTACGAGTAAATAGGTGATCTTTTTGTTTTTGTCATTCATTGTGTGTTTTCTTCTTCCTTTGGAATCCTGTAGTGACTCATATATGGTTCATGTTCGATGTTATGTCGCTTGAGCGTTTCTTCAAGGTGTAGGATGTACCAAGACATACGCAGCACGAACTCCCGTGTTTCTTCCTTTATCCACTTGTTCTTGATGTGCCATGCCGAATCCAAGATGGCATCCTGAATGCGTGGAGAGCAGTTTCGCTGATCGTGGCGTTCATAAATCATCTTGTCGATGATCTCAGGCTGACCAAATCCATTTAGGATCTTGAAGTATTCATCAAGGAATGGATCGTTGGTTACATTGTCGTTTTCGTTGTTCACTCGTCATCCTCTCCAAGTTCAAACTTCGGTGGGACTGCCTTGCCCTTGGAAACGACAACGCCGTTCACACGAAAGCAATACGGTTCCTTGTAGCAATCCCAACCATAATGCTCTGCAATCTGCTGTGGAGTCAATCGCACATAGCAGTCATCGTTGGGGTTGGTCATGTCGGTGGTTTCGCAGATTCTCCTACGAGCCTCATCACGCTCTGCTTTCATCTTTTCAAGATCGTCCAATGCTTCGTGAAACTCCTTACGGACAAACTCAAGTGCTTCTTGGTATTCCTCAAGTTGCATTTGGAGTGCGTGTCGTTCGTCTTGGCACTTGTCAAGTTGACCTTCGTAGGTCGGTTCGTAGTTCTTGCTCACTTGCCGTCCTCCTTGTAGCAATCCCAGCCCTTTCGCTTTGCGATCTCTTTAGGATCTTTTGCAAGAGGATAGTCTGGCAGAATAATCTCTGAGCACGGATTCGTGCCAAAGTTATTTGATGTATCACGACGATCCTCCTCAAGCATGATGATTCGTGCTTCTAGATCGCAAGAATATCTCCGCGCTTCGTCGCGCTCTTTTCTCATTTCATCTAACTCAATACGCAAAGATTCAATTGCTGACAATAGTGAGTAAATATCTTCGTTCATGTGTCCTCCTTTAACGTTTCCAGCTGGAATCGAACCAGCAACCTACAGCTTAGAAGGCTGTTGCTCTATCCAGTTGAGCTATGGAAACAAAGCGGGATGCTCAGATTTGCACTGAGTTGTCTAGCTTTTATGCTAGGACAAGGCTTGTCACCTCTGCCATTTCCTACATGGCTGCACCCCAACTTGTTAGATGTGCTCGTAGTTCTTTTCGATTACGGCAGCAATCTGCTTAAATGACTTAGGCTTAGCAGTCTTGCTTACATTCATGGGATCAAAACCACCATCGTTAAGAAGGGCAAGATCAATCTCGGTCTTACCGTTATTAAAGCAACCAGTCTTATAGTCATTAGTAGCCGTATTGAATCCAGCCCACTCTGCTACTTCAGGAGGAAGACATCCATCTTCTCCATCGACTTCCCACTTAGAGTAGTTAAGATCATGGTCCATATCTTCCTTAGTATAAGTATGGAAGAACTTAATATTAGGACCCTTCTTCTGTCGCTTACGCTCCTTTAGATAGAGATCAGTAAGCACACCAAGACAGCAGTACGACTCTTCTCCTGTAGTACCATCTACACTACAAAGCTTTTCACGGCACTGCTTGTACTTGCCAGAGCGAAGAGCCTTAACCCACTTGTTCATAATGTTCTTCTTCATTGTTACTCCTTAGTCAACATAGATTTCGACCTCAGCACGAATGCTGTTCTTTAGGTCATAGCGAACTGCATCAAGGATGTCATCCCGAATGCCATCAGTATTATAATCACTGAGATCAAAGTTACGATCCATCCATGCATCAATCTTAGCGTTGATGATGTTGTGGAATGTATTGTTATTCTCAATGCGTTGCAGTACAAGATCAGCCAGTTGATTGTACATCTCAGGAGAAATCATGATTGGTACATTGATTACTTCCTGTACAGTGGTTGTTTCGATATGCGTATTCATGTGTGCGTCATCCTCTAGATCCATAGTAGTAAGTCCCCAGTCCAATCTCAACTACAGGGCTTAAGTCATTAGCGTCTACTTCGCCACGACAAAGTTTAGCAAAGTCTTCCTTTGTAATGATGCAAAGACTACAGCCATCTGCAGTATTCCAAGTTTCTCCGTCTGACAGTACAATAATTGCTTCCATTAATGTTCCTCAAATCTAATTACATCAGGTAGTGTTTCATCAAGATCATATGCATCAATCAAAAGAGCATCGTATTTAAGCCATAGACTATTTGGATCTTGTTTGATTGCTTCAAAAATATCCTGAGGATCATCGTCATCTTGAATTTCAATCTGCCATGTTTCTTCAATTTCACGACGAACTACTGTTTCAATATGCATTCGTTTCATTGTTGCTCCTTGGGATAAAAACAGGGCAGTAACGCACTGCCCATTATTAGTAGTAGGGGTGGGAGTCGAACCCACATGAGCGCGATTATAAGTCACGACCTTTTACCAAATCTATCAGGCACCCTACCATCTGCCTCGGTCCCCGAAGGGGACGATAGCTATCTGGGGGAATCGAACCCCCACCGTACCACCATTTTATTTACATGTCTGCGAACACGCTAGGTACAGTTGGCACCAGACCGATAGCTTGACCTTAATAATCCAATTGAACGAGTCCATTAGGGACAGAGTAGTATATTTCAACGAACGTTTCCATACACCACGGCAAGCATAAATTACAAGGCTTGGATAATTTCATATCTCCCTTTGGACCAAACCTGAAGTTAAGCAAGGTAAGTTCTTCATCTCTATAGTTCTTTGGAACCTTCAGCAGTGCATCGAGTTCGCTGTGGAGTTCGCAGCTCCTATAGCCGTACTTAGCGGCTAGAGGATGGGTCTTTCTCCTGTTGATTCCAATACCAAGTATACGATTATCCTGTAGGACAAGTGATACATGGTTATGTGACCTTGGTTGGTCGATCTTTAGAAATTCTTCTCTTGCTATTTCACGATACTTTTCGATGTTCAACTTTGATTTCCTCAATGTCCACAATGAAGTATCCTTCTTCACCTGGATCTGCCCATTGCTTTGAAATAAACAAAGCAATGATTTGTGAATCATCATCCCACAACTTACCATTCAACGAATCTAGAATGGCTTTGCTGTAGTTATCTACATCTGCCTTTGGATATTCTAGCTTGGTTGATTTAGGTCTTGTTACATAGCATTTAATGTCAACTGCAAGTTTTTCACTCATTGGAGTGAAGTTCCGCCCGAGGATTCTATTGATTACAATAGCCGCCGCCGAGCGGAACTTCTTATAAGGTCCCGTAAAGTATGCGCCGAATTTGCTGACACGAGGTCGTGATGCAGCCACGGGATTAATTGGGAACTTATAACTCCGCATGAGTCACCTACTTAGAAGGGTACGTCAGAGTCGCCGCCATCTACTGGCTTGAAATCTGAGTTACCTTGTCCAACGTAGTTACGCTCAATCAGTTGAATTGATTCCATGTAGAATGAAACCGAATTGTCACGGCTGATTAGCGCAGGAGTGACCTTGACCCTGACTACATCTGAACCGAATGGTACGGTATCAGTTGGCTTGGTGTCTGGGCCAATGACTGGGAAAGTCTTGATGCCTTCCTTGGCCTTGAGGACATTCTTAAACTTAATGGTCTTGATTCCATCAGTGTCCTTAAGTCCGTTGATCTTCTTACCACCTAGTTCCTTGACAGACGATTGAAGTTGCTTCTGCAACTCAGGTGTAAGCTCAACAGTTACGGAATGATTTGGGTTTCCGAACTTGTCGTCTGGGGACATAAGGTGTGACCACTTGACCGTGACATTGCCCGTCACGAAGGGCTTAGCATATTTAGCTTTGGTCGGTGCTGGCATTAGTAACTTCTCCATCTACCTTTGGCATAATGTTGTTAATGTTTGTACGGATGTTAAAGCTAAGTGCATCAAGCTGTCGGTAAAGATCCGACAGATATGCAACTACAGCTTCGGTTGGAACAGCATTTACTTGCTGCTTGTCATTTGAATCTTCGCTCATTACATAATCTCCAAATAAGGTTGTGTGCCATCAATTACAATTCCACAACTAAGGATGGCTTTCTTTAGGTGTGGTTTTGAATATGCAAGGGCTGGGTGACGCTGATCCACGCCGCAGCCAACATTCATACCAAAATACATGGTTGTCGGGCCTTTAATCCAGTTAATGGCAGCAAGGCTATGGTGATGTCCACAGACTACTGATTGTAGTCTTGCTTTGGCAGCATTGAATGAAGGGTACTGACCGCCCCAACCATCGCCATGAACATAATAAACACCATTAAACTCAAAATTATAATCCCAATTCCAATTGGGAGTATTATACACATCACAATAAGACTTAAGATAAACCTCAGGAATACCATTCTTTACTGCTTTCTTTTGTACCCGTGCATCGTGATTACCAATACATACAGATGCATTCTTAAATGCATTGTACCATTTGCGTATACCTTCTCTTGCTTGGGCTAATTCATCAGCAGGACTTGGCAGTGATGGATTCTTATCGTGTGCTGAGATGGCTTCATGGTCAATGATATCACCAATGAACACGGTATTGTTTGTTTTATATTTACGTTTCATGTCAAGGCAGAAGTGAAGATAGTCTTCATGATCTGCTGGACAATGTAAGTCACCGATTACCAGTGTTCTCATTCTTCCCCCATCTGCGCTTGGCATCTTCCTTCCATTGAACTGCTAATGGAGGAAGTGGTTCACCTGTTTCTTGTGGGATTGGGTCATATACATTGAACTTTCCCTGTATATGCAACTGTTGATAATAATTTAGATAAGAATCTACCTCGGTCCCCGTAGGGGACGATAGATTAGATGTTTGTTTCATATCGTTTGTTCCTTTGAGCTCTTCGCTCTTGTTCTCTACGTTTCTTTTCTTTTTCTCTTCTATACTTCTCAGAATTAAACTCTCTTGTATCCTTACGACGAATGTTCTTTTGTTCAGCCATTATACTTCCTCAATCTTAATCACCATTCGCTTAGGTATTTTATTTACCTGAGCAGTCTCACCAGGGCCGATTGTTGAAGTCAATGAGATCTGTTCATCGTCATGGTGTAGAACAAACCCAACAGTTAACATCATTGGCAATGGTTCCTTGGCACTAGACTTTGCTTCGTCTTTACCAAGCCACTCGGCCCCACCAACAGTCATTGCATCTATCCAGAGAACCTTGACAAGCTTTGGAATCTTGTCAGGGTACACGACATTCTTAGGCAAAGAAGTATTCTGAGTCGAGGACTTCTTCGACTTGGAATTCGTTCTCTTGCTTTGGGCAGTCGGGGAGATAGATTCCGTATCTTTCTTCAGTTTCTTTCTTGAGCTTTTCAAGTTGATTCTCCTTATGAATCTTGATGAATTCTTCTCTCAGTAGTGTATGCATCCTGTCAATATCAGGTGCATATGTTCCATATGAATCATGGACGAAAGAAAACGCAAACATTCCTTCATCAAGCATTCTGGAGATTGTCATGAACATATGAGCAGCATCTAGTGAATGAATAAAGTTTGGAGAAATTGCCAGATATTGTGCTTTACCGTCGAGATCTTCTGTAACAGTAGAGAACACAAGTTGCTGACGATTGAACAACTCAGCATAACTGACTCTTTCAAGTACTTGATTATATACATGGTGTACCTCAAATCCACTGGGAGTTGTCCATACAAATGGTTTGTTCATGGCATTAAGGATATCTGCAACCTCTCGTAGCCATTCCTTACCTTTGTTTGGAGACTCCATGGTTTCACCCAGACCAGCCTGTATTGCGCGACTTAGCTCAACTACAGCACCGCCTCGGTGTTCCTTACTAACCCAATCCACATGGCCTTCTTGCTTGACATACTTCTGCATACCATAGAAAGTAAGACCATATGCATCACACATAGTAGAACGTTTAGTTACATTTCTAGGTAACTTATTATTCCAATACTCCAGGAAAGCAGGATACCATCTATTATCCACATTGATCTGCATAAACTCAGTAGCCGCGTCTGCAACATGCTGATAAAGATCTTGAGGATCGTTGGCAGGAAGAAGATTGGTGAGTACAGCTAGCTTCTTGTTCTGCATAATCGCAGACCAATGCTGACCACCATTATTAGCACCGTCCATTTGAATTGGAAGTTGAGTCATTCCATCCTTACGGGCAATTTCAAAGATTGCTGCAAGGCGTTGGAATGATTTGTTCTTCTTCTTACTTGAATCAATCCATTCTTTATTTGCATAAGGATCTTCGGCAATCCTAAGTAGCATATCCATATTGTCATTGACCCATTTAACCCGTTGTTCAAATGGTTTCTTATCTTGATCAAATAGGTTTGCAATATGAACCTTAAGCCACCATAGTCCTCGTTCAGTTTGCTTGCGTGGTACAGCAAAGTGAATAAGACCACGATCAAAGTCTACTCCCTGAGGCGACAGCAATTCACATACAGAATATGCTCTACCTCGGAAGTCTAGAGTATAAGGCATATAAAAGAAATTCCAACCAGCCATCTTCTTGGCTAGTTCAAGACGAACAATCATTCTTGATCGTGCTTGTTCTTCTTTATACCATTCACCCCAAGCTTCATTGGATTCCTGCATCCACTTGGCTTGTTCTTCCTTTGGTCCACCTTCTGGATATGGTCTACTAAAAGCAAAGTCTCGGAAAGTATAAGCCGGGAGATTTGCAGTTCGATAGTCATTCTCAAACATAGTTTTCATAACTTGATAGACTTGGGTATTGACTGACCACTCTGTAGTTGCCAGTGCATTAAGTCCACGAAGAACCATTTCCGAGGGACGAGAATCCCAATCCTTTGGATCTGCACCAACAGGATGATATCTCTTAATCATCTTCTTACGAATCCAAGGCGATAGGAATCCACCATCTTCCTTTGTTGTATGCAACACAGGAGGACAGATCATAGGACGATAGACAAGACAGGCTTGTTCTAGTAGTTCATGTCGCTTGCTTAGTTCCTTTAGGATCCAAGGAGCAAATGAAACCAGAAGAGACTTCTTGTTCTTACCATTCCAATGGATTCGACTGACTAGAATATCAGAAGCAAGAGCAATCCTAAGCATATTATGACCAAGGTCTTCTTTTTCCTTGGACTTAAGCTTAGGTAGTCTGGATACCTTTTGGGTAAATGCCTTGCATCTCTTGACAGTCCAGTTCTTAATGAACTTGGATTGTTTACGCCAATCATCCGAGAATCTTTTCTTTGCTTGTTGATATGCAATGATTGAAATAACATCATCTGCAATCAATTTAGCAATTTGTTGTGCAACAGGAGCATTGCTAGGAATGCCAATTGAATCATCAAAATTCTGCAATGTATTCCTAGTTAGGAATAAACGCATTACATTTCTAATTGTAATATCTGCCATTTTAGCAGCACCAATGCATAGCAAGGGAGCCAACCAATCTGGAGACTTTCTATTATTAGAACAAGTATCTATCCACTTTTGATAGAATGGAGTAAGATGAATTACCGCAGATTCCAATAACAGTTGTTCAGGCTTACCTTCATCTGGAGCCCGAGTATATTCTCTCC